ACTGCTTTAGCATAGTAACCTTTTAAATTAGCAACTCTTTCATCACCGTCATCAATCATCTTTTTGATTGTATCTGGGTCTGTAATACCTTGTGCTTTTAAATTATCGAAAACATCTTGTGCTTCGTTTTGTTGTTCAGTTTTATATTTTTCAGTAAAACCTGCAAAAGATTTATTAAAGTTAGATAGCGCATTAGAAATCTGATTTAGTTCACTATCTCTAGCTTCTCTAGGTCTGCCTGTTGAAGTTCCTTGATAATATACTTTTTGGTATTGTGATTTATATGCCATGCTTTATCCTATTTAAAAAACTTTCTATCTTCATTTCCTGCGTAGTCTGTTCCTGCACTTGCAACATTAATTGCTAATGCCATGTCACTAGGTTGTACTGGTACTGGAAGATTGTTAATTGTATTTGCGTAAGAAGCATAAGCTTCGTTCTCTTGTCTGTTAAACGATAACATATCTTTAGTAAACGCCATGTTAACATCCATAAATTCTTTATCTGTATCTGTTCCTACGTCTTTATATATTGCTGTAGCGTTACCAACATTAAGATTAAGTTGTTCAGCCATTGTAGAAATCTTTTCTCTTTTAATTGCAAATTTCTCTGCTGCCTTTTCTTTTGCTGCGTTTATTTTACTTTGGTCTATTTGTCCGTAGTCATCAAACAAAGCCGCACTCGCGGCATTTTTAGCATGAAAGTTTGAAACAGAAGTTCTATAGG